AAGAATCAATAGTTAGATGGGTCCATGAATGTCTTGGTGTTGGTACAGTCTGTAAAAAACCACCAGGCAAAGGACAAATGGGTAGACGCATGCAATGGCGATGGCGTTGTAGTTCAAGGGAAGCATACAAGATATGTTGCATGATGTTTCCATACTCACATGTAAAATTACCAAAGATACAAAAAATAATAGATCACTACCAAGGTAAAGTGTTTGATGGTAAAGTAGTAGATCTAGATAGTTATAGAACAGCGATGGCATTAGAATGAAAGTAAAAAAAGAAGATTACGAAAATATTTACGATTGTATTGTAACTGATCAAGTACCATCAGATGTTATTAACGAATACTTTGAAGATAAAAACTTTTATAGATATTATATTATAAGGAGAAGACAAGATGACTGATGAAAAAGTAAAAGTAGAGGTAGCCACATACAACTGGGGACCTTGTTTAATAAAAGTAAAAATATTAGATGACTTTAAAAAAGTGTTGTTGGAAGAAGCTAAAAAGAATGAAGAAGATTATAGAGGTAAACTAGCAGGACAGATTAGAAAAGAAACTGGATATAGTGATAAATCAAGAGATAAAATTATACCATACCTGTCACCATATCTTGGTATTTATGACCAATGCTTCCAAAGATATCAGAATAAAAAATACGATAGTAAACCACAGTATGCGTTGACCGCTTTGTGGTGTAACTTTCAAAGACAGAACGAATTTAACCCACCGCACGATCACGATGGTAAATTATCCTTTGTTGTATACTTATCCATTCCTGACCCGTTAAAGAAAGAGAATGCAGAATACAAGGGTAGGTCTTGCGGACCAGGAGGCATACAGTTTATGTGGGGAGAAGGTCCTAGAGATTGTGTAAGCTATCAGTCTTACTTTCCTAAAGAAGGAGATATGTTTATTTTTCCTGCGTGGTTAAAACATTGGGTAAGCCCTTTTCAGTCTGACTGTGTTAGAGTGTCTGTGTCCGGAAACGTGCACGACTCAGCTCCCTTAAATCAGATTAAAAAGGGTAGCCTAGTGAAAGAGAGTGAAGAAGAAGAGTATTTAAAAGAGTTGAAAGAAAAACTATGAGACGTAAAATATTTGAACGTAACCCATCAACCGGTGTCATACGTTGGAGGTACGAGGATGAATCACACGATGACTTTGGATGGCCTAACTATGGTAGAATATTAAAAGAAAAAGAAGAGAGTTGGTCTAAGGATTATAATAAATGGAAAAGGAGTGTAAATAAATGACATCTGCATTTGGATTCGGTATGCTTGGATATAATATAGTTTGTTTTATTCTAGCTGCTTTGCTGGCTTATTATTGTATAAATAGATTTCTATGATGGACGATAAAGATTTGAACGAGTACCATAGTATTGGTAAACCGATACCGTGGAGTAATAAATACACCTACGTCACCGGTACACGGCACGAGGAACATGGAACACGGACCTATGATGTAAATGGTTCTAGACTTCCGTCTGTAACTACGATATTAGGCGCTACCAAAAATCAACAATTTTTAAAAGATTGGAAGGCCAAAGTTGGAGAACAAGAAGCAGACAGAATCAAGAATTTATCTAGTAAGCGAGGGACTAGTATGCACAAATTCCTTGAGCACTATGTACAAGGAACTGGCTACGATGATCTTACAGAACTCGGACAGAAGGCGAAAGCCATGGCCAAGAAAGTTATTGATGTGGGGCTCACACCAGTTGAAGAAATATATGGCTCGGAAGTCACGTTGTATTATCCTGGGCTTTACGCTGGGTCTACTGACTTGGTATGTGTTCACAATGGTATGGACACTGTTGTAGACTTCAAACAAGCTAATAGACCAAAGAGGGAAGACTGGATTGAAGACTACTTTATGCAGATTGGGGCCTATGCGATGGCCCATGACTATGTACATAAAAGTGAAATAAAACAAGGGGTTGTAATGATTTGTACTCCTGATTTATATTATCAGGAGTTTAAAATACAAGGCGCAGAGTTGCGTTCTTGGAAGCACAAGTTTCTCAAACGATTAGACATGTATCATGAACTAAAGTTTGACGAAAAAGAGGCAGTCGACATAGACTTGCCACAATTAGAAAAGGAGATGAAAAATGAACGATAAAATGTTTATAGCTCTGATGAAAAGATATGAAGCAGAGATAGAAGATGCAATCTACAGGATAGATGCAATCAACGAGCATAACCTAATAATCCCAGAGCATACCGATATCTTAGGTGAAGTTGACAAAATGTTACAAAAAATTTCAAACGCAGAAGATAGATTGGCAGCATTGCGGCGACATTACGGCAAAAATAAGGCAGAGTAATATGTATAAGGGATCTAAAAAGTTTAAAAAATTTTTAGAAAAAAAATAACGAGTAAAAAGTGTCATTTTGTCGTTTTGGTCTAGAAGTGTTGATTTTATTGACTTTAGGGTAGACAAATTAGGTGACAAATCATGTTTAGGTAGACAAATTATTTTGTCACTATACAGAAAGGCCTTCCGCGAAACGTTTTGTTTTTGTCTCACTAACTTAAAACTTTCTAGATCCCTTATACAAACGTGATATAAGACTATATGCCTAGGAAAAGAAGAAAAGCTGTTGCCTCAATAACTCCCGACATACCTTATCCAAAAGTCCGAGTGGAGTGGATCGACTGTGTGAGCGATTCGGGCTGGGCTACTGACAAAGAGTTTGACAGAATGAAACTAGCAAGACCTGTCAACGAAGGTTGGTTGTATTCTAAAGATAAAAAATCAATTAAGTTATTTGCTTCTTACGATCGAGAAGACGATGGTAGTTTTAGTTTTGGGGATCGGACGATGATTCCTCGGGCTTGGGTAAAGAAGATTCAGAAGTTGTAGATGGAGTCACATTTATCAGAGACCCGTAGTCGTCTAAGATTTGTTTCATCTTTGCTTCTAATTCTTGTTCTGACATATCTTCTAATTTGCCAGTTTTTATTATTTTTCTATCTATGTATAATCCTGCTGCCTTGCCTCTGTTTGCTTCAGCATTTACAGCAGAAGAGAAAGATCCTTTCTTCAACGCTGCCTCACGAAGTCTAGCAAGTTCAGCTATGTGTCCCTCGTAAGTTACTTCATGTTTTCGTAATCTTTCTTCTCTCAGTTCTCCCATATACTTGACAACAAGTGGAGATAGTTTTGGGTTTGTTAGTTCTGATCCTTCCTGTCTTGCTCTCTTTGGGCTGTAGCCAGCTTTGATAGCTGCCTCTGTTTTAGTCATAGGCCCGTTCTCATCACCGAATACATAACACTCAGCGAATTTCATTTGCATCTCTGTAAGTCTTTTTGGTAAACCCATGGTTGACAATTTAAGGTAACATGTTTATAAAGTCAATATGAATAACGAGAAAGGAGATAACGATTTGGAAGCGATTATAGATTCACTTACTAAACGTGTGAAAGAGTTGGAAGACATCAACGAAGGTCATCGACGGTTGAATGGTGAGTTACGTGTTGAAATGCAAATGTGGAAAGACATGGCATCCGAGCATGAAAAAACTAAAAACTTATTGCAAGGTTATAAAAAAGTGATAGAGGATTTAAGCAAGCAGGTGACTAAGAAGTAATGTACGTAAAACATCTGCAAGAGTATTTAGCGAAGTTTACTGAAGGACATCAGGGTCGTAGAGGTAATGCTGTCAGTGATGCGAAGATATACATCATGACAAAGAAAGGTTATCTAGAGGAGATCAAACGGATTGAAGTTCACGCAAGTAACAACCCACTGGATAATTCTTTGCGTGTTGTCTTGAAACCAAATAAAGAAGAAAAACTTATATTACCTCCTGGTTACGTAAAAGATTATTAAACTTTGAATACAGGGGTTACCTTGAAAGCAGAGAGAAAATTATATGAAAAACTTAAAAGAAATTGTAATCAAATTAGTTGGATTAGACTTGAAAACCTTAGTCTATCTGGTACTCCCGATCTATTGGGCTATAATAATTCTGGCACCTTTTTCACAGTAGAGTTGAAAGTTACGAAGAGTAACAAGGTACGCTTTAGTCCTCATCAAATTGCGTTCCACGTGAAGCATCCGAAGAACAGTTTTATCTTAGTCGAGCACCTCGGTCAAAGGTCCGTGAAACTTTTTTCAGGGTCGATGATCCATGAGCTTGACGCTTGTGGCTTGACGCTTGAGCCTTTGTGCTTGACGCTTGACGCTTGTTGCTTGTTGCTCT